ACTAAAGGTCACAAGCCCTTGTAAATGCAGAGTGGAGAAAAGAAGATAAAAGGTATTGATATTGGTTGGAAAAATTGTTAAAATCAAGGTAGTTTATCTTGATGGAAAATCCGACAACTGAACACCGCCTAGTCCTACTAATTGTTAAAAGAATAGCATCTACTAGGTTTTCAGTGTAAAAAGAAAAGTACAATCAACCATGCATCCGAAATGTGCGGTGGCTCTGATGGACAAAGATGGAAAATTTCTTTTACACCTAAAGGCAGAACGGAAGTTACCACATACATGAAAGTGGGAGGATTTAACTGGAAAATTTCAAGCCAATAGACAAGGAGGGCTTTTATGAAAGTATATTTGGAAAATAAAAAGGTCTATGTACAGAATGAAGATAAGCTGGTGTATGAAGTCAAGTCTTATGAAGGCTATGATGGATATAATTCATTACATTTCCAACTGGAATTAGTTTGCGGATGGAAAAATAATGGATATCAATTAGCGGAAGAATTTTCAGAAGATGTACAGACAGAAACAGTTATCCAGTATTTCTTTAAAGAAGGACTGGAAGAATGTTTAGAAGCCAATGGTTATACAATATTAAAAACTAATCCAGCGGAGGAAAAATTATGAGTTTAGAATCTGAATTAAACAGATATAAACAGGAGCTTTTCGATAGATACAATGGAGAAGCAGATTATGAAACTTATAATCCAGATGCATATTACGGAAGATTACTTGATGAAGAAATGACAGAAAATCAGGTGGAAAAATAATCAATATCAATACGGAAAAGGAAGTTGTGTAAAAGCAACTTCCTTTTTTATTTGGAAAAATTCTAATGTAGCCATTGCAAGTCACAAGCCTTGATGAGAAATACAGAGTGGAATAAAAATAGTGAAAAGGTTGGAGGAAAAACTTATGATGGATAGCAAGAATTATACAGTGGAAAATTTTGAAATGGAATCTGTTTTAAAGAAAGATACTGGTAGTTGGAGTAATAATAATCCTTACTTCTATGGAATATCTGAAGAAGGGAAATTTAGTATCAACTATTCAGATATTCTTACTTTTTTGATTCAGGTTGCTGGAAAAATTTGCAAGTATTACGCAAGTGACCTGTTTATTACATGGAGCAGTTTGGAAGAAAAACTGAAAGATGTTGAATATACAGGTGGAAAAATTCTTTTTGGCTTTAGAGAAAGCGGTGTTGATAGTAACACATTTATTCTTTCCAGATTAAATAATTACGGAAAAGAACAGATGAAAAAAGACATCAAGGAGCTTTATTTGCTGGAAGTTAAAATTGATAAATCATACGGAGAAATTTCAGAAAGATTAGAACGTATGGATATTTCAATGAAACTTGGCAAAGCGAAGCTGGTAGAAGAATAGGAGGAAAAATTATGTGGTACTCACTGGAAGATGGTAATGATTATGCTTTAGATAGAACAGAGAGCTTGGAAGAAGCAAAACAGAAAGCAGCGGAAAATTCTAACATCACAGAGATTTTTGAGTATGACGATGATGGAGAGTTGGTTGGTTGTGTCTGGTCAAAGTAATCATAAGTAAGGGAATGGAAAATAAAATCCATTCCCTTTTCTTTAATGCAGCTTGGAAGAAATTCCAAATGGTCACAAGCCCATAAAGATGCAGAGTGGAGAATTTAGGAAAAGGAGGTACACCAGTATGGGAAAGCTTGAGGAAAAATCCGATGGATATTACATACTTGAGGTAACAGTTGGTTGTGTAACAATCAAAAAAGCCTTAATGGATGCAGACAAACCAATGGAAAAAATCTCAACAGAACCAAAAACTGATGGATTCTATTTGAACATTCCAGATACAAAGTAACTGGAAAATTTCTTTAGATGAAATCAGGGGAAGCACTGGAAGGTAAGCACCAGAAGGTGCTTCCTGTACCTACTTTAACTGAATTATCAAATGGAAAATTAAAAAGATGGAGGATAAATTTATGGAAACTTTTGAAGAATATTGTAAGAACTTTATCGTTGATAATCTGGATGCGTATGTTGGAACAGATGTCTATGGTTGTGATTTATCAAGTACCCTGACGGAAGAAATCAATGTGAATGGTAGTGCTACTTTTAGCAGACAGAAAGCTATTGATTATATCAAAGAGTGGTTTGATGAAGCTGCTGAAGTATATAACTATCAAGTGGAAAATTATGGTAGAGCAACCCAGAATCCATTTGAAAATCCTGAAGCATGGATGGTTTGTATGATTATTGAAGGTTGTGCAAGTCTGATTGGTCAGTGTAAATGCGTGGAAGAAGTTTGGAACGATGAGGTTGAACTTACAGAAGAGTTGGCAGAACAGATTAAGGAAGAAATCAAAGGTCTTTCAATCAGTTTCTAAACATCCCTGACGAGTAGTCCTGAAATGGCACGAAACTAGCTGGAATAATTCAGCTAGTCGGATGGATAACATCTACAGTAAAGGATAAGGAGGAAAATTTAATGGATAAAACAGTAGATTATAACAGTATTGGTGCAATGATGGAGTTTACGGAAATTTTAAAAAAAGACCCCAGAAAAGCACTTGATTTTATAGAATCTAATGCTGATAGTTTTACCAAAGAAGCTCTAACAGACATCTTAAAAGAAGTGCTGGAATCAGTTAAATATCATGTAGATAACAGTTTCTATGAAGATTTGTATGAAAACATTTTTGAAGATGTACAAATTGAATTAGATGAAAGTTACGATGAAGAATATCAAAAGTATAATGTATGGGTAAGAGCTTAACGAACAGGAGGAAGATTCTATGAAACAGACAGTGAAAGTTTTATTCAGAAGAACAGGAAGCAGAAAGCAGAAGAGAATTATTGCTTTCTTTCCTGATATGGTAGTTAAAGATGGAAATATTATGAGTTATGAACATGATGGACAACATTGTGAAGTGCCATATGAGTTCTATTTATCTACTAAACCAGCGGAGAGATTGGAGTATGCGGAACTTTTGGACGAACTAAGAGGTGTGTACAAAGATTACAAGTTGGAAATTAAATCAAGATTATATATGCCAGATTTACAAAAGGCATGGAGAAAAGCTGCAAAGGCAGAGCATAAAAGCTGATGGGTGGATAGGATAAAACCTATCCATTAAAGCTACATCGGAAAATCCAAAGTATCCGATATGCTTATAAGGTAAAAGGAGGAATTGATAATGGCATATAAAGAGTTAGATGGAATAGATTATGTACTTTATTATAATGATTCTCTGGAAAAATTATGTATGGCTGATTTGTCCGATAAGGAACAGACAGATGAACATGGTTATCCTTGGTATAAAGGTTGCTATGGAAATTGTTTGATTGCTTTACGGTATCAGAAAGTAACAGATAGATTGTATCTACTATCTGGAAAAACTATGAAAGAATTAAGGTCTGAGGGCTTTTTAAGAACAGAAACAGGTAGATTACATATAAAAATGTTACTCAATCATAAAGCGGACAAAATCGTTGAGCGTGATGAAAATAATACAAGGAATTATATAGTAAGGGAGAAATGACTATGCCATATAAATCAGAAAGAATCAAATTATCAAGAGAACAGGATAGAAGAGTTAAATTGTCAGACGAACAGAAAGATGAGATAAGACATAAGTATGAGCTTGGAATTTTTTCTCAAAGAGCATTGGCAAGAGAATACAATGTGTCAAGACGTTTGATAAGTTTTATTCTTTTTCCTGAAAAGGCTGAAGTAGCAGCACAACAACTTAAAGAGAGAAAAGCAGATGGAAGATATAAACCATCTAAGGAAGAATGGGCTGCGACTCAAAGGGAACACAGAAGATACAAACAGGAATTGTATAAGGCTGGAAAATTAGTTGAAAACAGTTAAGGTTATATGCTATAGCACACATGGAAAATGTGTGCTTCCTTAATGCTACTAATCTGGAAGATTAACTGTCACAAGTCAGTATGAAAGCAGAGTGAGGAAAATTGTTGAAAGTGAGGAAAGGAAAATGTACGAAGAATCAGAGAGAGAGAGAGAGAGGGAACTGAAGGAGAAATTCTATTTCCTCAAACAGAAATTTATTGGAGTAGTAACAATAGTAGGAACTATTGTCGTGTGTAATTCTGGATTACTTTATAATGAAGAAATTCAGGGAAATGACTGGACAATAGCTTTATTATCTATACCGTTTGGACTTATATTGATTTTTACAAAAGA